GCTTTAAGGAGTTTTCGCCGCTCGGATCGCGGTGTGTTGGTCTTGGCCAGCAGCGCATCTAGCTTGCGTAGCGCAGCTGCCGGGCTGTCATCGTCGTCGGCAATTTCATCAGCAGAAAGGAGGCTGTCGGCAAAGCCTTTCTCCACTGCTTCACTGCCGCCGATATAGGTTTCGCCGTCCATCATCTTGTCGACGGTGTTTGCATCAAGTCCGCTGCGTGCCTGGTAGATATCGCTCATTGCTTTATCAAATGGCTCCATATCCGCAGCGATCTGCGCCAGGTCGTGACGGTTTCCCATCGCATAAACCCAGCAGTTGTGGATCATCAGGAACGCGCCGCGTCCGATCTGCACATTGTCACCGGCCATCGCGATAACCGACGCAGCAGACGCTGCCAGACCGAGAACCTTCACGGTGACCCTGCCTTCGTACTCACGAAGCAGGTTGTAAATAGCCAGGCCTTCGAACATGTCGCCGCCGGGGCTGTTAATGTTAACCGTCACGTCAGCACCGCCGAGCGAGCGCAGTGCACCAGCAATGCGGCTGGCCGTCACTCCCTCTCCCCAGTAATCGGCGCCGATCACGTCGAAGATGGAAATGCTGTTGTCACCTTCGCGGGCGGCGCGGATGCCGCCGTTCCAGCGCTCCATCGCCGCCGCTGGCAGATCAGGTTTTTCGCGCGCAAACGGTCGCCCCTCCGGCGCCGCCGGAAGGCTTTTAATTGTCATGGATGCTCCTAAGCCGCGTTTTTCAGCGGTGACTGTTCAAACGGGATGTCGGGGAATACGTGGTTATGAACCTGACGGAGTGCGAATGCTTTCGCAGCCTGGCTGTTTTGTTTCAGATCTTCGAGCGGTGTCAGGTTGAGCTGAACCGTATAGATATCACCACCCTCGATAGGTGGCATATTCTCCAGGCGACGGACGTCGTTACGGGACATCCAGCCGTTCTGCAGCGCACTGGTATAGTAAGCCGCGCGGCCCGAACTGTCGGCCCGCAGCAGCCCTTCGACTGAGAATTCAGCGTAAAGATCTTCATCGCTGTTCAAAAGGCAGCGTGAAATTTCCTGCTCAATATTTACCAGCAGCGGGCGCAGAGTGTGGGTAAGAAACTGGAGATTCATTCCCTCCAGGCTTGATGACCAGCTGCTCTGCTTTGATGTATGTCCCACCATAAAAGGCGGCACACGGAACCAGCGACAGATTTCCTCGATGCTGAAAGAGCGGCTCTCCAGCAACTGGGCTGCTTCCGGATTCATCGTTACATTCTGGTACTGTAGCTCAGCCTCCAGCACCATCAGCTTGCCCGCGTTCTTCGACCCGGTAAATGCCATGAGATTTTTCCGCAGGCGCTCGCGCTGATCCTTATTCAGAGAGTTTTTGGATGACAGAAAACCAGTACTCTGCAACCCGTTCTCGAATATTTTTGCGGCTGCTTCATCTACTGACATGGCGGCACCAAATACGTCCACACCTGATTGTGTAGGCATCATGCCGCAGACACCGTCCAGCCCGAACCCACGGATGTGCATCAGATTCTTTTCAGGAATGAGGCGCTTGTTTCCGCTTTCGGTATAGGTGTATTCAAGCCTGCCGGTGTCGAGCCGTTTAACCACCATGTTTTGTGGTAACAGCGGCATCAACGACACTAGCTTACTGCCGATAAAGCGTTTTTCCACGAAGGCGTTACCGCGCAGGCAGATGCTCGCCACCACCATCAACATAAACCGGGACGGTGTCATTTCCAGATTCGGACGGCGGCACAGTACCTGATAAACAGGATGGTCCTGCGCCAGCTTGCGCGAGCCGTCAGCCTGCCGGGAGTAAATTTTAACCGGCAGAGTGGAAACAGATTCACTTAACAGCCGTACACAAGCCCAGACTGCGGATAGTCGGATCGCCTTATCGGCGGTAACCACTTTTCCGCTGCTGCTTTTCCCGTACCACTCTTCCCAGAATGTTCCGGTAGTCAGGCTCACTGGCAAACCCAGCCAGTTAAGCAGAGCGCTCTTTACGCGGCCCGGTTCTTTGTTATTAGCCATCAGATACCCACCATGATCGGATCGTCAAAAAAGCCATCAATATCGCCATCTTCTTCCTCACCACCTTCAGCAGCGCCCACCGCCATGGCTCCGGACACAACGCCATCAATACGCCCGTTACTGCGGCGCTTGCTGAATACCCGATTGCCGCTTTTATCTTCTTCAATCACAGCGTTAGCAGCATTCCAGCGCAAACAGGGGTTTAGCCTGATGGTGATACGCTTCTCCATGATTAGTTGCTCAAACAGCTCGATAGAGTGAGGCATCCACAAACCGGACTCGGTAGATTTACCGAACCCCTGTCCGTGAGGAACGAGAGGTACCGTAACCCCTTCATCATCCAGTTCAGGGGTGAGGTAGTCGATGTGGTAGCGGTCAAAGGCGATTTTTCGGATATCAAACATCGCGCTAAGTTCTGCGATGCGTTTAGCCACAAACCCATAGTCAATTGCTGTTCCGGGCGGCGCATGAATGTGCCCTTCGCGCTCCCAGACGTCATAAGGCACACGGTCAACCCTGGCGCGATCGTGAAGGGTATCACCCGGCGTCCAGAACTCATTAAGCAAAACCTGATCATCAGGAAAGTACAGTGACAAAGATGTGAGGTCGCGTTTCCCTGATAAATCGAGACCGCCATAGCATGTTTTTCCGCGCATCTCGTCAATCGGGAAGTCTTTTTCGCAGGCCATCCAGGTATCGCCACCGATCCAAGGATTCTCAGCATCCACCCACTGGCAGAAGTTGAGCCTGCGCACCAGGCTTTCCTTTGCTGGCATCCCCCGCGCATCATCTACCTGCTCACGCAGATAGCTGGCGTCAAAGGTATACCCCATCGACGGGTTGGCTTTGGGCCAGCATGATTCATCCTTGAAAGGATCATCATCTTCATCAAGGGAGCAAATGAATGCGAAGAAGGCGTCATTCTCTCGCTGCCCTGCCGCCACTTTCTGGCCATATTGATGGTAGTCGTAGCAGACGCTGGTTTTATCGTGCCCGCTGTTGGTGATCATGAAAATCAGAGCCTGACGCCGCCCCTTTGTACCGGCGCGCATCATCTCCACTGCGCGGTTGTCTTTATGCTCGTGAATTTCATCAATCAGGGCGCAATGTGGACGCGGCCCCGATTGCCCGTCGTCGGAACTTATTGGCCGGAAAAAGGAGCCTGCTTTTAAAAATGCCAGGTTCCATTCTTTGCCGGCACCTCCTGATTTCTGAATGCGCTGGCTAAGAGCTGGAGACTGGTCCACCATTGCGACAGCATCACGGAAGAGAACCATAGCCTGATCTTTCTTCGTGGCCGCCGCATACACTTCAGCGCGCGGCTCACGATCCGCCATCATGCAGTAAAGCCCTACACCGGCAGC